GTTTTCCAGGCTACCGAATTTGTCTCGGGGGATAACCTCCCATTGTGCTTTAGAGATAACGTAAGCATACTCTTTACCGTATTTGAAGACTTCTTCTATTTTGGCTTCCATGAAGTCCATATCGGCATTATTCGCCGACGAGATTGCCCATATACAGCCCTCCACGATACCACCCTGTCGGATAGTTCCGCGGATACGCGCATTAATCGTATCGAATGCGTCAGACATCTTCGTTTTCTCGGTGCGAATGTCCTTGTTGCCCTCTACGCCAAAGTTGCACTCATCCATAACAGAACAGAATATCTGTCGTCCTAAGGCGTGTCGACCGCCGACCGCGGCAGAGCCTGTTAACAGACGTATGGCGCGGTTATTGGGAATGTATCGCGGATTCGCCTCCGACCGCGAGAACACTCCGTGGGCATTAAACCACGGAGAAGTGGCAAGCATATCGTTGTATTGTCGGAAAGCAACACCCTCCGCCATATCCTTCGTTACGTTGAAAAACAGGATATTGATAACAGAGAAACTCGATATTTTGTAACGGCGCTGTGGCTTGTCCATGCATTGGAGTATGTGTTGCATATACGCGACGCCATAACATGCCAGCGTAGTTTTACCAATACGCGTTGCACCCGTAATGTATATTTCGGAGTATTTACAACGCGTTGCTCCTTTGCCACTGAATATCTCTTTGAGTTGTTTCCGCCATTCTGGGTAGATTTCTCGCCCTTCGTCAGAGTAGATTCCGAGGTATCGTTTATCGTCCAGGAATGTGTCAAGGTCGGCTGGTTGCTCCCTGAATCCAACTCTTCTGAGTTGTTCCAGAGTGAGAGATTTTCCGCCGACGGCTATTTCATCACATATTTCCTGGACAATACCGATTTCTTCGGGTGACATATTTTTCAGCAGAGGATTAGTCAAGGATTTCTCCTGTATTGTCATCTACGTTCACCGTTTCCATATTTTGTGCCTGGGTGGCGCTAAGTATGGCACTTGCCACATCTACTATACGTCCACGCGCACCTTCGTCTAATTCTGTAAACCTATCTTCTGTTTCAGCCTCATAATCAATTGCGTCTGCTGAAACAGCGTCAAGCGTCATCTTCAGAGTTTTGTCCGACACAGTCACCGCCTTGTCAAGACACGCCTGAACTGCACAGCATACTTGTAGCGCGGCTGGTTGGTCATCGCTGTTCCGCAGATTCGCCATTACCTCACGCGAACTATTGACCAGTTGTTCTTCAACAGCGACACGCGCGGATTCAAGGCGGTCAACGCGTCTCATCTCGTTAATTAATCGTTGTTTCTGCCATTCTGCAACGCTACGCGCAAAGTCACCTTTTAGCGTCGTCATACCTTCCCTCCGTCAGTTTCCGGAACGGGATTTATATCTTCGCTCAAACGTTCCGCCGACAGAGATACCGAGAACAAATCAGCAACTAATTTCGCGGTTTGCTCTTCATACCCCGAAAATTGTTTACGGGAGATTGCCAGACTTAACTTTTCGCCCAGTTCATCGCAAGACGACGCAATTAATGCAAGCAATGCTGTCGCTGTCGCCGTCGTCGCCTCTGCAGATATTTGCTCTTCTTCTGTCGGTCTCATTCTGCTATATACAGGAGTTGCTGTTTTGCGAGTCACTCCACTACGTATAATATTCATACTATATTTTCTCCTTATTATTTGTGAGTAGGATATAATTGGCTTGGGGGGTAAATTGCTCAATAATCGTGCGCATATTCTCAACGGCATAACGCAGATTTTGCGCATATCCAAGTTCGCTGTTGTCGTTATTGTCGTCGAGGAGTTCTGCTGAATCTACAAGTTTGTTAAATGCCGTGCGTAGTTCTTCTTGGTCGGGGAATGTTCTGCGCAATGTCCGCTCAAACTTTCCCAGTAATCTAACTGTTTCCTCGCTCCATAAGAATCCCAGCATTTCATCGTATAGCAGAACATACGCCCAGTTGAGTTTACGTCGTATTTTGCTCTGCCACACTGCGCCTGTATTCGTTTTCACGGCTGAAACCTCCTAATATTTCAAATTTTGGGATTGATTGTATATTCTTGACGACGCGCCACGTATCTGAGAATTCAAGAGTGTATACCAACTTATGCCTCTGTGAGTATAGCGTCGAGTTGAATTTAAGTGCTGGCGTTGGTCATACTCCGTGACATAGTCAAAATACACTGTTGCAAAATCAGCAGGGTCTCGGCTAACCGCATTGATTTTCTTAATTAGTTCAATCATTATCAATTTCCTCGTATAACTCAGTGACACGCCGATAAATCTTATAGGCATCACGGGGGAGTTCACCAATTTCCTTACGGGTCTTCTCCAACGCAGTTTCTTCTGACATACCTCGCATATGAACTTTCGTATACAACTCTATCCCGATTAACAGGGAGTTCAGTTCTGCAAGGGTTGGAACGCTTATCGTGTGACCGCCGAAGTATTTGCACAGTGATAAGAATCCTTCCAATCCAACAAACGGCAACAGTTCAGGCACGGCAGAATACCCAGGCTCATTCTTTAAAGGATAGAGGAATTGCAATGCATATACAAGATTCTTATAATCACGGCTTTCTTTTTCCCTCACAGCGTGTATACCTCACTTCGCAAGAAATTGAATTTGTGACAGCGTGGCTTAATGAAGAGGTGTTGCCTTTCAAGTGTAACCGCCACTTGACGCAGTCTGTTCGAGACACGGTAGAATATACGGTGTTATTTAGACAGTTCACGCCTAAGCCACACCGCAAACTGCCCAGCGGTCTCGAAGAGCGCTGTATCATTCTCTCAAAATTGTTGTTGACGGAGTTGGCACAGGAGTTTGATTGGCGTTACCGACGTAATTAAGACTTATCCTTGTCCTTATCCTTCGCCAGTTGACCTTTCGCACATTCAGCGATTATATCTCTGACAGCCGAGGTAATTGACGCGGTCTCTGATTTGTCAAGGTGCTTAGTTACTTCGTAAGTGCCGACCTTGCAACTGATATTAACGGAGTATTTGCCGTCTGAATCTCGTGGTGCGTCAACTTTGACATTCATGACTAAGTCATAGTCAACAACGGTGGAGTTAATCTGTTTGATGTCTGCCTCTAACCGCACTGTCTGCCCGTTTGCAGTTAACTCTGTGTTGTCCACCCAGATACCACGCGGAGTTTTCAGTTTATTAGCAGTGAGTATTTCGTCTGCTATCCACTTGGCGGTCTCGGTTTTGTTCAATTCTTTGCCGTCTGTTTTAGTAGTTTCCGTAGTTCCAGCAGTTTCAGCGGTTTCAGTAGTTTCAGCCTCTTGTGTCGCAGATAGAACAGTTTTCTGCGAGGGCGATGCGTGATTGTTGGTGTCGCCTGCTCTTTGCAAATACACCAAAGCATTGTTTTCTTCGTCAATGCGGTCGAACACAAGTTGCGTGAAATTCCAAGCCTGTATTCCTCTCCACATTGGATTAATAACTTTCCGTAAGTCAACATCGCTGTCAAACACTACGTGGAGTTCTCCGTTATTCGCCTCATATATGTCTCGCAGTCCGCGTAAATCGTTGTCATTTTTAAGAGAGTGCTTTATGTTATTCACCCAATCGCTGTCAAATACTACGGGTGAAGACGTAGGTTTAACTACGGACGTAGCGTTTCCAGAGATGCTGTTTATCTTCGCAACAGAAGATTTGACGTCTACACCAAGACGTTCAAGAGCAGATTTTCGTTTCGCTGAACTAAGTAGTCTCTCCTGCGTGCCGTATGCGTCGTGTTTGGATATTGACGCATATATTTTTGACCGCCCCATAAATGCGGTAGCCGATAGCAATTTCAAGTTTAATCCTCCGCTGGTAAGTTTATTTCGGTGTTTCCGCCGATAATTCTGACTACGTATCCAAGTTCCTGTAGCCTTGTGAGTGTCTGGGCTGACAGCATTTTATTCGTCGTGTAACCGCGAACACCTTCGTTAGCGGCTGAGTTCAGTCTAACGGCGATTGCTGATTCCTCGATATATTGCGGTGCGGAGTCTGCAACTGCCGCGAGCGTCGAGGCATCTTGTAAGATTTCCAGTTGGTCTTGCGGTATTGGTGGCGTTAATGGCGTTGGCATTTCTCTGCCTCCTCTATGTGTTCAGTATTTAATATTTATTTATTTATTTTGAGTTTACAGTTTCAGCGCGACAATCCTGGTATGTGCTATATGCCTACTACGTCTAGTCAGTCCAAGTTCCACACGGATTAGCACCATTATTAAAGTTATCTCCTAACTGACCTCCAGTAACACCCGTATAATACGGTGCGTCCATACTAACTCCTCCTATAGCACCAATTGCTCCCCTCTGTGTGACGCCAGACGGTCCAGGTCCTTGATTGTTCCTGACGATATAAATTAATTGGCTTCTCAATGCTTCCGTGGCATCGTTATCGCGAGTGCACCAGCACATACGACGCGCGTAGTTAGTTCCGGACGTGGGCGCACCGCCACTGCCAGTGTTACTACCAGAACTGTTGAACGAGATTGACTCCGGAAGGTCAATCTTAACATATCTGGCGTCGCGGAGTTGAAAGTAAAATTCTGTGCACATAGTCGCCCAAGTATATACATTGCCGTCCGCATCCAGTGAATTTCCTATTGCCCAGCGTTGAAACCAATTGGTAGTCGCACTGATTGTTGTGTTGGGGTTATACACAGTCGCAGTCAGGCTTGCTAGATACGTTGTTTTTGTAACCGTCACATCATTGGCATCCTTATACTTTGCATCGAAACAGAAAATCGTCAGCGTGCCAGCGTTGTATATGGGGGTGTCACCTAATGGTGTAAGAGGAAATGCGTATGTCCTGAAATTATAATTCGTATAATCTGGGAATGCTGGCAAATCGAGGGTAATGCTACCGCTCTGATTGCTCTGTAGCATCGTTATCAAGTTGTTCCAATTGAATCGACCTCTAAATAGTTGTCTGCTCGAATCCGTTAATACTTCTGGTGATAACGGGATATCTAAGTCACCAGCAGTGCCACTCAAATTGTAGTACCTACGGTTTCCGCTTGAATCGGGCTCGGCTTCAAGTGCTAATGCGGAGCGCGTAACGCCGTTAATTGTCGTCGCGATACGTGCTGTTGTTTGCGGAGTAGTTTGAGAACCTGTTGGATTTGTTGTATCTTTTGATTCCACCTTGTTCCCGTAGTTCATCCGACCAAATATTCGCATCAATATCTGATACAGCGTATCTCCGTCATTCCAAGCGTTGTTTGTATTAATGCTATTATCAAGACCAACAACCATATCTGCGATTCGGGCGCGTGATAGTCCAATACTGCTGTTATCGGGGAAGTTATCCCCAGGCGTCCATAGTGCTACGTAGCGTCTCGCATTGTCGCTATCAATCGCTGGGGTGTTGTCGTCGCCTGTTGTGCTTGTTGTTGTGCCTTCTCCGTTACGTTGAATCAACGTGCGGAGTGACGCAGTGTTACGCGACGAGACACTAAAAGCGGGGCTACCCGTAGCGGAGTCAACTGACGTAACCGTGTATGTGTTGACAGGAACAGTGACATTCTTTACATAGGCGCTGTAACTGGGGTCAGGGAATAGCCCGACAGGAACATTCATACCACAGGAAAGATTCCGCAGTATCTTACCCCACGTCACTGGGTCATCCACGGAGAAACGGCGAGGCTCTGTCTCGGTTATGAGTGGGTCTTCGGTGCTACCAGTCCAGTTGTAGTAGTCTGAGCGTTCTACGGGGGGTCGGTAGAATATTCCACCCTCCGAAGTGCCGTTAACACCTATGGGGCTACGCAGTATAAGCGCAGTCGCGGAACTAAATGGTGTTTCTATTACCATTTGCGTGTGTTCGGCGGTAATCCCAGCACCCTGATTTAAGTTGGTCTTTGGGTGAGAGACACGTTGTCCAGTTATCTTAACTCCAGCGGAACCAGCCGAACCGCCTCCAGCCAGGATACATTGTCCGTAGAGCATACTCCATTCATTGGGAACTGTTACGCCGAGACCTTCCGCACCAGGAATAACCGTGTTCATATCAATGGGATAGACGCTGTTACCCTCAGAATCTGTAGCGTGATACAACGCCTCAACGCTCAGCCCTTTTACAAGCAGTCTCAGCGGAAATCCGGTATTATTCTGATAGGCTTTCGCCGTAAGTATGAATGAAATATATCCTGCTGGACGTAGCCCTGTAACAGCACCTGCACTTTCTTCGGTACTCTTGACGTATCCTGTTCTATTGCCATTAGCGTCAGAAACATACGCATCAGCAATATAAGAAAATGCTTCGAGTGTGCTACGCGCCGCCTCCGTGCTGTTACTCGTGTCAGCGTCGGGGTTTACGCTATCTGCAAGTGTAGAATGCGTTCCAGCGTTGGTTGGTGCATTTGGAAACGGGAATCCATTGTTCATACCAGTGCCGTCACGGGTTGGTGGTGTCTCTACGGGTCTCTCGGGGAGGTCACCAGGGTGTTGCCTCGGTAGGAGTGGGGAAATAATCGGAAGATATCCGTAATCTGCACCATAACAGCGAACCGTTACACGCCAACGGTCTAACGCGCCCAGGTTAATCCACTCTGAGCCATAAGACGGGATTGTTATTCTCGCGCTGATTCCCTGTGACATAATTTGATGCCAACGCCATTCAGGAATTTGAACGTCCGTTGGAAAATCGTTGGGAAGTTGTCGAAGAAAACTTTCGTATGCAGAAATACCTACGTTTCTGCCGAGGTTGAGAATTTCTTGTGACGCCATTTCGTCTCCTTGATTTAATATAGACTGTTGCCATTCATACCAAGAGTTACGTCAGGCGTAGTTGCGTAGTTCTGACGGAACAGGTCACGGGATAGGTCTAATGCTAACAACTGAACCTTCCATTCTACCTGCACTACTTGCCCTTTACCTACTCGCAGTATGCAACGCTGTAACTGTCGCATTCTTCGTGTGAATCTTTGTTGTGGAGTAATTGTGACCGTCGTGTTAGTGGGGTTGCCGTTTGCGTCGCGGACGCGGTCTACCAAGGAATCTGTTAAATCTTGCGGAGTCCAACCAGGAGGGTATATTCGATATCCCGCGAGCATATCGGCTGGAACTTTGAATTTACCGCGAAGAGACGCATCATCAACGGTGTTTGAATACCGCTCACCCGTCCACCGAGTTCCCCACAAACCGCACTCTGTTATAAAGATATAGTCTCGGTTACCACGAAACGAGGCTAATGCCCCCAGTGATATTAATGCTGTATACACAACATCAACAGAGCGTAGAGATTCAGCGGTATTCATACCGTCCACTCTTGACAGAGGATAGAACGCACGCTTAGCGGAAATCGAGGAACGCCCGTGTTCATCAGAAATCAGTTCGCATTCCAATGGATTGGGGCTGAGTACTTCCATTTCGCTACCGTGGTGACTACAAACACAGTAGCATATCACGTTACCGCAGATAGGGCATATGTTGAGGTGTTCCGAGGCTGACGACGAGGTTAATCCACCGATATAGTCTTCGCGGATTCGTTGGAATGGCACGCCGAGACCGCTCTTGGGTCGCCGATTATTGTCTAAATCGGCGCGTATTACCTCTGCTCTAATGTCTGCGTCAAATCCAGGCGGTTGGTTGAAGTAGTGCAATTCTGGGATATCCCCGTTTACGAGTGCACTGCCGTGAATTGCGCGTATGTCTGGCACGTATTTGTGAGAGGGTATGTCCGTAGGAAAATAGACTGTGTTGAGACCGTCGTTAAGTGCCGTGCTGTCTAACCACGCTGTCTGAGAATTCTGCACGCCTTGCTGTCCGCTGTCTCGGTAACTTCCGTCGCTGTTAAACGTCTCCAACTGCACATTTGTAGTGGGGTTATAATTACGCAGTCCAGCAGTTCCCAGTGAGATATAGTTGGGTAGATAACTTTTCAACAGCATTCCTTGATTGTCAAGCCCGTAACCTTGTAGGTAGTGTGCAATTCCTTCAAGTAGCGTCGTGGTAACGGAGTTATGTCCGCTATGCTCTTGGTCTATCCGCCCAGTCTCTGCATCGATTACTCGGAGTGTGACGTTGTTTCTCTGGGTTATCGTTCTTTCGCTCTTCATTTATACCTCGTCTCTTATGGTATTTCGTCTTCGTAGATAAACTGATTCACTCGGCTGTCGTAGGCTACTCCCACTGCGACAAATAATCCATTCGCGGAGTTGTAGTTACCTACTCGAATATCGCCCATAACGGATTTTGTGTAGTCTACTCTGGCGTGGAGGTTGTATGCTGTGAATCCAGATTCATCGCGTTCGACCATTTGTTGGCGAGACAGTAGATACGAAGGGTAGGGATATGGGAGACTCTTGCCTACGGGGTCATTGTCTGAGTGTGGGAACACTCCGTTTATAACACTCACAAATCCTAAGTCAGGAAGACTATCATACATTGGATATGGGTCAACTACACCGCTCGGATTCTGTATCCGCTGTGCCATTTGTTCAGACAGCGGAACTCCCCTACGCGACACAACTCCGTTAATCGGTACTCCGCCGTGGCGTATGTCTGCGCCAAACATTCTGTCGTCATTGAGCACAAATCCTGATTGCCACGGATTATACACCAGGGAAGACAGCGTATCCTGTGAATAATCGTCGCCAATATACTCGGGGGAGGGTAGCGGTCTCCGCGCGACATCGCTTGATTGTGGCAAGTTGCCGTTCATGCGAGCATGGGAGATTCCGTTATTAAGGAGTTTCAAAGCGTCTCACCTCGTTTCTATTCTTCTTCTTCGGAAGGATTAACGATATCTTCGTTATAAGATTGTTCGTCTGTATTAGGTTTCGGGTTAATGTTTTCTGTTCCGTCAGCGAAACGATTGACTTGGTCTACAGAACTGCTGGGTGGGTAGTGTTCCGCCGTCGGGTTAACTCCTGGCTGGATAGCCCAACTGTCGCTGACAAACTCGGTATCGCCTGCGAGAACATCTCCAAATCGGATTTTATCTTTCAGGAGGCTCTCTTCTTGGAGTCGTCCGTCAGCATACTGCAAGTTAAACATTCGGGTTTTCTCCTGTAAGTTCCCTTCCATGAAGTCAACAGTGATGTCAGCATTTCTCGAGTGTGTCGGCAAATACCCGAGTTCAAATACCTTAGGCATAAGTTTCCGAACTGTGTGTTCGTTGTTGGATAGTTGGAAACTATAGAGAGTATTATATCCAGCGTCATATATTCCTTCTGAGTTTCTTGGGTTTGCCTCGTTCGTGTTATTCCTTGACCAAAATTTCTTACGCTTGTGGTTGGGTATTGGTAATCCTGCTGGAGAGGGGAATATCCGTAGCCCGTTGACAGAGAGTGTTCCTTCGCTGATGCTGACTGTCATATCGTTTGGCGGTGGCAGGTGTACTTCCTGTTCGGCGTTGGTTTTGTCGGGTGCGGAAGATATGCTCACCACGTTTCCGCCATTCTCCGTGATGACTGTTGTCAGCCTCTCCGCAACGTCAGACAAACTGACGGTGCTTGTTACCAGCATTGTTCCCCTTGGAGTTCCGTCTGGATTCACGCCTCCAATCACGTAGTATTCAACAGTTTCCGTAATCGGCTGGTCGTTCTCGTCTACTGTTTGCTCTTCCACGGCGATTACGTATTCTTCCAGTGCGTCAGAGGTCAGCGATAATCCGATATCAGGGTCACTAATCTTCCTATCGTTTACCCCCTCGCCGTATAAGAAGTGGGAGAGCGAGAACTTTTTGAGACTGCGTATCTCAATGATAACCTCGTATTCACAGCGTGGTGCGATAGTCGTCGGAACATCGTCAGGGGTTTCAACGGCAAAGTTAACCGCATTGTCTACAAGCCATTGCTGAAATTCTGGGGTATTCGACGATTGATATAACGGGTGGTCGAGGTCAGTCCACGGAACGATTCCTTGTGGGTTTGAAATTGGGTCATCGAATCGCTGTAGCGTTGCGAAGTCTGGGCGGTTGTAGTTGCCCAAGCCTCCGTAGATTGACGGCGAAAATTTAGCGTTGGGGTCAATCCGCTGAGCACCACGCGCGGTATACCCTGGGTTAACAGGGTGTTGGAGCGGTGTGTTGTAGGGAGTATTGTCGGCGAACTGGTCGGCGAGTTTCGGGTGTAACAGTATCTCATTCTTCGCACTTAATTTGACTCCAGCGAAAGTGAAGAGATACATTCCCAGAGGACGCACGTATTCTAAACAGGCATCTTCTGGAATGGTTTCCGAAAAGTATACCACGTTAATATAATACGGCTCATTACGTTTCAATTGAAGATTCCCCATACTATCACGGACAATGGCAATATCGTTAACGCTCACCGACACCGCGTTATTCGGTAGTGACACGTCATTCAGGCGGTCTTCTGTAATTGCCCTCGCGCGCATCTCCGTTTCGTAGTTAATGCTCTCGCTGTCTATTCTGAGAACAGGGTCAGCGTCACTGTCCACGCTGTTATCAACTTGAATACTGCGAGAATACGCGTCGCGGTTATTAGCGAGGAAATATCGGCGTTCCCGTTCGGATACAGCATCGTGAGCATCAAGCCCAATAGACGCAAGGTTAACCATTGCTCCCAGTGTTACGCCAGTTATACTCCCACGATTGTATATCATTTGTGGGAAGTGGTAGAGAACTAACCTGTTGAACTGTGCTTGAAATCTCCAATCGTAGACAAATCCCAGTCGGTGGGCGAGGCGTGGTAATAGGTTTTCTTGGGCGTTGAGTGGGTCGATACAGTCAACGATTCGCTCTGTCTTGTCAAACACTTCATCGTATGCTTGGTCTATCGCAGTTAGAAATACTCGGAAATCGTCAGACTCTCTCCAAAAGACCTCTGGAATCATATCAATGGATTTAATAATCACGGCTTATCTCCCCCTGAAAGTATTAATGCATTCAGGTGCAACTATCAAGGCTTTCCAGGGTGAGCCGTCTTCCTGCGCTGGGAATCGCCCTGGGTCTGCTGGCTCTTGAATGTATCGTGCGAAAGATATGAAGTTAAACCAATCGATATCCATTCCCTCATCGTATTCTATCGCTGGGTGTGCGATAGCACCTGGGTCGAAAAATCGTATGTTCTCGTCCGCGTCAATAACAGTCTGAGTTGCGTCTACCAGGCGTGGCTTTTCTGACATTCGGTGATTTCCAGGCGCGTAACGTATCGAGAGTGCTTGCTTTACTTTCTTAATGAGCAACTCCGCACCCTGTTTGGATATCGGGCGGTGTGTGTAAATCGTGCCTACCAGAAACCAGTTAAACACACGGATATAGCCGAACTCGATAGACGCCGTCATAACTTTCAACGCCTCATAGTCCGACCGAATAAGTTCCTGAATTTTGCTACTGGGTTTGTATCGGTGGAATTTGCCGTTAGTCTCATCAATGTCTGACCACAAATCCGTGTCTGACGTTACTTCGGACATATCAAAATCATTCCAAATCCCAAACAGCATCGCGGTGTGTGTCTTGAAATTGGCGTGATACAGGAACTCCATTTCGTTCTCTGGGTTATACCCCAAGATACTATCCCAGTCAATGACGTAGTTAGACCGCGCAAAGTCGTTTGAAGTGATATACTGCCCCTGCTTTTTGCTTTCTGGAATATGCTTGTGCTCGTATATTGCTCTATTAATCTCTAATGCTTTCTGACAGTCGAGAACTACGCCCGTGCTGATTCCTGGGCACGATAGGAAGAATCGAAGAAAATCATGCAGAGTTGACAGCGAATACCAAGTGTTGATATACAATCGGCTGTTTTCCCGTGCTTGCTCGGTAGTTTCGGGGGATTTCCCTGTTATCGCCCAGGTATGCGGTATTTCGATTGTATTCGGTAGGTTTTGCACACCTACGTATTCCGCCGCGCCTGTGCCAGTCAGTATGTGGTCGCCACGCACCAGCATAGATTCGGTAGAAACGTCGTCTTTGTCGTTAATTCGTGCTAATGTAAGGTTGCCAAGAACATTTTCGCCTACTGAACCTAATGCTCCTGTCGTATCAATCCAGTGAACGACCAACCGATTATTCCGCAAATTCTCCATTGCGCTCAGATACGGCGACACCGCGATTTGGGCATTATCATAGATGTCGGTTGTTATTGCGAATCTCGGCTGTGGCTCTATGAATTCCGCTGTGGAGTTGAGTTGCACCCAGTTATTCTTAAATACCTCAGAATCGTCAGTTATCCACACACAAGACTTGTCGATATGCTGTGACGGTAGCGGTATGATGTATGCGTTGTTAATCACGTCGCTCACGCTAACAGCGAATGAGCGTAGAACACCCTCTATGGCTAGCACGGCTGGAGACTGTGCACTCTGCGAATAGTCGCGTGTTCCGTCTGCATTTTCGGGGAATTCAATAGTGACTTCAAAACTACTCGGGGTCAGCACTTGCAGAGGATTGAGGCTGAAATCTCGGTATCGTCTGCTATCTGAGCGCCCCATAGATGCCGAGAACGGGATTATGTTGTAGATAATCGTTCGGGGGTCTCCATTGACGTCAGCGTCTGTCGTGACGGTTGCAAAATCCTGCCCGTTAAATCCGAGGTCAATCACCACTTTCTTGACAAAATCCTCGGGGAGTTGGTCGTCGCTCAGGCTTTTAAGCGACGTTTCCTCACTTGTGGCGGATATTCTGTTGGGGTTAGTATTCGGCAAATCGGGAATCGGGAGCGTGAAAACAACTTCGGTCTTTCCAGCCGTGTATTGTGCTAGTTGGTAGTTGTGCTGTGCCAGGATACGGGCTATGTTCTTACGCTGTCTCACAGAGTCGAGATAACACTCGCCCGCCATTTCGTCCAGTGCCTTAGCCGCGATGTTATTCACCGATGCCATTTGATGGTAGAGAACATATCCAGGGTCAGCCGTTGCCTCAGGTTTCCACAGTTCTGTCATTGCGCTCGTATTCGCTATTAAGTCAGACAGCGTAGATTCAAAATCTCGAGACACATAGTTGACTGTCATTCTGTTACGCAAACTCTCCAGTTCTGCACGTTGTTTGTCCAGTTCCGCGTATAGAGCGTCTAATTGACTTTCATACAGAGTATTTGTTGTGCCCATAGTTTCCTCCTAATTATTCCAATCGGTCTGCCAGCGTATCTGGCTACCGTCACTTTCCATTTGGATATCGACATTAATTTCTGAGAATCGCGTTGTCAGGGCGACGGTGGCTTTCAGTTTGTTTGGTGAGACCTCTTCCGCTGAACCGTTGATATCGCCAAACGCGTCCGCTGGTTGCTTCGCAAGTATTGTTTGCTCAGGGTATACCATTGGCTCATACGCCGTCAATTGGTCGCGTATCCGCTGTTCCAACAGAGAACTTGTAACGGGTGAATTATACTGTAATTGAAATCGCGGTAGCCCAACGCCAAAGTCTACTGCATTATACAGTTGCCCTGGGCTTGTCAGCAACAGTAACCGTGTGCGGTTAGTAACGCTGGCGTCATTTTCGAGAACAGCGACACGGTTTCTCGCAACATCAAACATATACGGGAATCTTAGCGATGAAGTCATTGCCATTTTTACACCTCCCAAGTATCTTTCAGTGTCGTGTTACCGTTAATCATTGAGCCCATACGCCCAATAATAATCCAGTCTTCTCTACTCTCCTTCATAGACGACAAAACTACGGTTTCGCCGATATTGAGTAGTTGAGTCGTCATTATGCTCTGATACTGCGGTAGGCGGTCGTCCGGAACTCGTGTATGTCGTTTCTGACTGCCACGGTATTCTGTTATATTCGCCGCGCCGTGTATTGACGGAATCCTCACCTTTACCCAAGTAGTTCCGTCAGGTCGTATTTTAGCCTGCTCTACAACTGTGCCATATATCTGCATATAAACACCTCTGATTATAATATTAGATTTTCGAACGTTGTTGTTAGCGTTCCCAGTTCTACCTTTCGCGGAGATATGATGTTTGAAGTTTGGCTCTGCCGTGCTAATTTCTGACTCGTAGTATCGGCGTATACACTCGTGATAGACTCCGTAGCACCTCCGCTGACTTCCTCAGACACAGTGCCGTCACTCGGCGAGCCTGTATCCAATCGCTGTAATTCAAGTGTTGTGATGAAACGGCTGTCTAACCTATGCGTCATTTCCATAACGTGGTATACCCCAGAGATTTGCGACAGAGAATTACCCGATAGCACTGTTACGGTAACAGGCTGTGCTAACTCATATCCGCGGACATTACCCGCCATTGTCACGGTAATTTTGCCACTAAACTGCGTCGCAATGGCGTTTACGTTGTTAATCTCGTTGGCGGAATTGTATACGTCAGCAAGTGTCGCGGAATACGCTGTTACTGTCGGCTGAACTGTCGCGATAGAATTTCCAGAACCGTCTAATGTAAAACCAATGCGTCCTGCGTTGATGTTTTTCAGAGTATACGCCACGGAATCGTAACTACCTGTCAAAGAGAAAATGTTTGTTTCATTTCCGCCAAGAATTAGTTGGTCATTGCTCGCCCGAATTCGTAGCCCTGCGTCAGATTTGAAGTTGATTTTTCCGCGCTGAGTCATAGTTGGCTCATCCACCCAGAACGAGAATGTATTGACTGTGTCGGGGCGGTCGTTTAGGTCGCTACGAAAATAATTTCGTCGCTCGCTCAAAGGAACATTATTAATTAACATTCCCATGTTCCGCACTTTTTCGGTAATTAAGCCGTATGCTTGTTCGTTGGTGCTTACTTGTGTCGCCAGTGGCTGTAGCCCTGGAAAATTCCCAAAGTTGTCTTTCGGGGAGCGTGTTCCTCGCACATACCGAGTAAAACTGGTCTGAATAGTTCCGTGTGCCATATACGTAGGCGCGTCATTTCGGTCGATATCCAAATCGTAGTATGCGTCTGCTTTGAGTGAACGGCACAGTGCTTCGAGAACAGCGGAGGGCTGAACTATTCCGCGTATCGGCGGTATAGTAATTGTCGGCATATTAGAAGGAACTCCCGTAGTGCCGAATCCTTTTATCACATACTGTGTATATTGTGCTTCCGGAACGGTTACGCTGAATTGGATAGTGAAACCTTCGATATCCATTGACTCAGTAATTTGCCCGTTGGGAGATTGCCACCCCAGGATTATCGACACTGGAATACCGCGAGTATATCCGCTGTTCCTCGCAGATTGTTCCGCCTGATACCACAATCCCTCAATAGCCGCGATATTCGCACGCTTATTGGAATCCCCAGCAACGTTTAGGGTTAATTCCCATTCGAGAGCGGAACGAACTAAGGCATTCTTTATGGTGATTCCGACAAGCGGAGTAGGGATTTTGTAACCAAGGTCGGTGAGCGAGACACCTGCGAGGCTGACCGCAATGAACGGGAACTCGTTTCTCTGTTTTCGCACAGGTTACTCCTGTCCAAGGTTAAGCGTAAACGGCGGAATAGCCGATAGCACTTCGCCTTTATTAATCAACTTGAAAAAGTCGTCTATTACTGCTATCTTAGTTCCGGCTGGTATGCTGAAACCGTCAGAAATGTTGTTCATTCGGGTGATTACCCAATCATACGTCTCAGAGCCGTATAACTCCTTAGCGAGGATATCCAAGCGGTTTTCTTGTGCCTGAGTTACGGTATACCAACGCACAGGAAGACGAGACTTCCACGGATTGACTGTTTCCAGTGATATGTGATTACTGTCCAAATCGGCTATCTGCCTCAATCCCCGATACCGCGATATGTGAGGATAGTCGAACGGATTGAGATATTTAATCTTTGCCATAATCCTACCTTTCTACTTATTTATCGATAACTGCCGAGTCTTGCACGGACGTCATTGGCGTTCAGCGGAGTATCAGAAACTTCTTGGATTGTTATTTTGAGGTCGACCAGCAACGGTTTGAGGTCTTCGCCAAATTCTCCATACCACTGCACAGACACGTTTTGGACGTATCCGCGAATACGAAAATATTCCCCACAGATGATTGTTACCAACGGCACTTCTACGAGCGCACCGTAGTAGTTGCAATATGCCGCGCTTTGAGCGTATCTAATAAGTTCTTCGCATTTACCGTCATAGTAGTTACCGCTCCACAGCACACGCGCGAGTTTGAACGTAAGAGTTACTATTCGACCGCCACTACTCTTATAGATTTGCCACGGCTCGTATTGGTGACGCGCCTCAGGCATCTCTTCGAAATTTGCTTTGAATTCGTCGCTAATACCGCCGTCGGGGTAACAGGGTATCATCAAATATGGTGGTGTAGCCCCGTCTATGGCAATGACTACCTCTTCACGTAGACTTATGTGCCAATCACCACTGTTTTCCGCCACAAGTCCAATCTGCATTGGAGTAGTCGGCGTGTGCGTTATTGCGGAAAGCGACGTATTACCGAACGGTGAAACACCATTCTGCACTGCGGAAATAACGCTGTCAACACTTGACTGAGGCACAGGCGTGCCGTTACCGATAACGCCCGACGACAGCCCAACGCTGTCAGGAACAGCAACTTTATCGGGGAATAGATTTTCACGCTCGTATACCTGCAATTCCTGAAGACTCAGAGACACAACACTTGCGAATACGTCTGTAGATGCTGATGCTTTCTTTAATGCCATTTCTGCGTCGTTTTGGCGTTGTCGTTGAAACTGCTCAAGAGCAGTCGCGTTTGTGACACCATCCGCAGTAGCGGGGTATCGCCCGACAGGTAGTTGTCCAGTAGCATTAATCCGTTCGATTTCTGTTTGTGAGTAGTCTGCTGTCAGTTCCGCATATCGAGCGCGTAGTTGCCCAGCAAAGTCAGGGTCGGTGTCTAATCCGTTAGACGCGAGTATCTGGCTAGTATCTACGCCGAATTTATCGCGGACTTGTGCAAGGGTGGTATTATACCCAACTTCAAAATATTTCATATTTGTATCTCTCGCATTCGCAATTCTTTGTATGTTGAGGCTTCAGCATACGGCGAAGGGTGGAGGAATGCCATAAACTGCTCCTCTTTATCGTAGTTAACGGTGACTGACGCAGAGTTTTCCGGAGGTGGCTGGTAGTGCGTGGCGTTAGTTTCCGCTAACTTCACTATGGTAATTTCTCGGTTGATTTGATAGACTGCCTCTTGTGAGGCAAGTCCGTAGCCGTAGACTTCCTCTCCCCGTCTAACGTCAAATCCCAAACGTATGTTAAGTTGTGCTGTTAACGCTATTAAGCGGTCTTCTTCTGTGTCGCTCTGAAAAGTCTGCTTACCCGTAACGTAGCCGAGCGCGTAGGCATACAGTGTAGTATCCCACTTTTCAGGCGGTAAGTTCGTCATTATGCACCAGTATTTTGCCAACTTTTCGCCGTATGAACGACGCATTTGAAAACTTAGCGGTTGCTCTTCATACGATATCAGGCTCTCTCGCCGTATCTGCGCAACAGGGTAGGGGTAATCTTGCAGTATTTTGCCACCGCGCCACGATTTCTCTGTAATGTAGTATGGTGTATTCCCGTTAGGGCGTGTTCGAAGAATACGGTCAGTGGAGGTCGGAATGTCGCTTATGACACCGCTTTCTTCGGTAGTACTCGCATCGGCTGACACGTTGAATTTAGGGTTTAACAGTGCATCTCGAACTTCATACGGCGTGATATGCGACAACGGGCGGTCTGGGAGATAACCGCCGTATCTAAGCATGCGTGCTACTGCATTAAACAGAGTGTATCCAAGTCGGTTACGCACAGGAATAAGTTGGTCGCGCGCGATACCGCCAAAAGGGAACTGGGGGTAGACCAGTTGGTTTCGGTTGCCCTCTTCGCCATTTTTGCTTATGAGGTTAGGCGCAAGCAAGGCTTTCCAGTTAACAGAACTCATAGTGTTCCTCGTGCCTTTCCTTGAATATAAATCGGGGTGTTAGCATCCCACGAAGTGTTAACTCCGATACCGCCTCCCAAGTGCGGAGGTATGCGCGGTAGCGAAGAGTCTATCGCAGAATCTATTTGTTCATATTTCACAAATCGTAGTAAAACAGAACCGCCTCGTGGCTCTACCGTCAGTGTCGTTGTGTTCGTCTCAAATGATTCTGTTGCTATCTGAACATCGATTTCTAAATAGTGCCACCCTGGAGATTCTCGATACATCGTAACAAGCGTTCCTCGCATTATTATCGGTTGTCTCAGTGCCATTTCAGGGAACTGACCACTGCTGTTAAATGACACCGCCGTTGGCATCATGTAGATTTGCCCCTCTACTGGGGTGATACCTGCGAGAAAATCCCCCGTGGTAGTGCGATTTCGTATCATCAGCCCAAGCCCAGTGATTATACCTGTCGGTGAAAATTCGACGTCTGATATCCTCGCTTGAAGATTGACTTCGGGCTGACTATCTGAAAATGTTGCAAGGTCTAACCACAGCGAGTTACCGTGGAACTCTACGCGGTGTGCCTCACAGGTGATATACTCTGAGCCGATTACTATTAGGCGACCGTCTTGGTCACGCTCTTCTTGTCGGAATACTTCGGGATATTGCTTTACGCGCTCTCGCGAAGCAATGAACTCTTTATACCAAAGTGTCATACCGAATATCCCAGCCCTACCGCCAACTGTCAAGCATTTCTGGATTATTGCCGCGTCATAGTATAGTTCGCAGTTTAACAGTGCCAACTCAATATCTCCAGAAGTTTGGTCAATGACGCGGATGCGGTCGCAGTTAGTAAGTTGCACAGGGATAGCGTCGGCAGAACCTTTGAATATCAGGGTTGTCGAACCGCGGTAGACACTGCCAATAGTTAGGTGCAATACCTCGCTGGCAGACGCGGCACTTCCTGGATTCTGGCGGTCAGGCAAATACACGACAACCACAAAATCGCCAATAGACGCGCGACGGTTAACGTATACCTCCAACTCGGCTCTCAATCCGTCAATATCCTGCCCTGCTGTGGTCTCATAGTCGTTTTGTAAGAAACGCCACGCTCCGCCTGATTCGAGGTAGTCAAAGTCTACCATGCGAATATACCCGAATTCATCCACGTAGCAGTAGCCTTTTCCCTGAAAATCCGTGTTTTCGAGGTCTACAGAGAACACCGCCCCACGCGTCTGGTAAGTTGCGATTGGGAGTGTAGGGGTAAGCCACAGAGCATTAGACCAATCTTTGACAACTTCGGTCGCACGAACGCCCCGATACTGCGTAATAACGCCCTGCTGAGTGCCTGGTAAGTTATTGTTAATGACGATTTTCACAATCGCCGTGGCTTGCGTGAGAGACGCGGGGAGTCCGTCTAAAGCATGGGCGGTAAATAACCGATTACGTATAATGCCCCACCCTGTCTCTTCTGATGAAGTGTCATCAATATCAGTCAGCCCTGCCACAAAGATAATTTCTTCACCTTCATTCTTACCCCATACGAACATGTTTTCTGGCATAGAGAAGATTTTCGACGTTTCTTGGACAGTCTGACCGCTAGCGTCGCTCATTGTCTCGACGTATATCGTGAAGTCCGCGATAAAGAGTGCATCTGTGATTGGTGGTGGGTTGGGGGTAAACGTAGGGTCGAAGACGATATTTGTTTCCGCTGTTGGAGTTAGAGTCACTACACGCATGGTTGACGGCACAGAGGTAACGTCGGTAGCCTCGATTTTCTGTGTCTTAGGTCGGTTACCTTCCCAACGGTCGTTGGCTAAGTAATCCATGAGGATATACACATAATCTCCAGCATTAAAGTTTCTAGGATTCGGCAACTGAGCACTTTCAGCAACATTCCAGTTATAGTCTAACTCATACGTGGTTAACTCAGGGATAACACGTTTAAGTGTTCCGCTAGCATGTGTTCCGCGTTGCAGTGCGTCATTTAACTTTGAGAGTTCGTCTATCTTGCTTTTGTAGTATTTGCCCAGCATTCCAGCGTTGTTAGCGAACGCAGGGTTGGCATTCGGCAGAACGAATTTGAAGTTCGGCTCTGGGAACAGCCCTTCCTGGTGCATTGCTCTTTTGTATGGAGCGACCAACATAACGCGGTCACTGGTTTGGTCGTATTCTACACGCATTCTTGGCAAGTCTAACAGGTCAAAAGTTATGTCAGTCCACGCGTCGTCGTTATACTCCTGTCCAGGAACATCACGTGTGGCGTAGGCGTAGAGTTTATCTGGGTTAAGCCCTTGTTTTCCGCCAACGAGTGGGCTGGTGGTGTTTCCGCTGTCTCTAACAATCAGTCGCTCGGGGTCGAGAAACCGTAGTTTTTCAGTCAGGTAGTTTCTTACAGAACCTAAGACAACGCGACCGCCTGCACTCCCTCCCATTATTTCGCTTTGCCAGGTGAAACGCCCAAGTTTCAGGTGGCAGTTAACAAGGTCACGCTGTGTGGTTAGCGGACAATCAGACGGCGTCAAGAGTCGATTTTCGCCCGACACGCTACCTATCACCACCGCGACGCCCCCGAAGATACCAGACTGCCCAAACAACTTAGTTGTTCCGTCTATCGCCCCGACAAGTTGGCTATCTCGCCCAGGCGGTTGACTCGTCAGCGTAGAATCTCCAGAATACACCGCAACTAAGCCGATTTCATACTGTCCGCTGGCAAGAGGCGTATCGGCGGTCACACCAACTCCAGAAGACGACAGCAAATTTATGCGGATACGCCCGAGAACTTCGAGAAAATGACCGTCTATAATCGCTCTGTTAGATAGTCCGCCAGTTTTGCCGATAAACAGAGAATAAGGCTCTGTCGCTCCAACGGCGCTGATAACAAAGTCTTGCTCTGTGGCGGTGTAAGAGGGGTAATGCGCCCAGCGTATTTGGGTGTCGCCCATTACGCTTTCTAATTGTTTAATATTCCATTCTGTTACCAGTTGACCGCCATTAGTGTCGTTGGCTACTGGGAACATATTCGTCAGCATGGAAGGGAATACATTTAGCGTTTTTAATGGTTGTGCCATTACATTCTCCAATCAGGGTTAATAGTTTAAATGGTTAATAGTTTGCTGGTTGTCCGTAGGTCATACTATTGAGGTATCCGTAGAAGTCTCCGCTTTCCTCTGTGCCACCGCGTCCAGATAACGATTGCACGAGGTTGCCCATTAATTTAACAAGGGTGGCTAGTAAAACGTTACTTTGTTCTACGGGATTCTTGGTGTTTGCTGAGGATTGGTTGTTGTCAGTCAACAGTGCCACGAGGGATTGTATGCCTTGGTCTACAGTGTATAACTCCCCAGACTTCTTGATTAAGTTGGTTTCTCGAACATTCAGGATATCGTCTTCGCCCATTTCGGTCTTTACAACGCTAAAGTCTCGTGCCACGTCACCGAAACCGTCGCCCACATTCAGATTCGCCGAGTTGAATACTGCGTTGAATTCTTCACGCAGACCTGCTACCTGTGACGACATCCCGACAGCGTATACGTTGAAGTCTTGGTGGTATCGCTGGAAATCTTTGCGGTATTGATTCGTTGCGTCCTCGATAGCCTCTAAAACTTGTTTCTGCGTGCGGTCGTCGACCTCCCAACTGTTCATGTCATCAGCGATTACCGCCTCGACGCGGTCTCCAAACATGTTGATGCCAGAAATTAGATTGGTGTCGATGCCGTTGATACCGCCGATGCCGTTAATCCTGCTATTTTGAATAATGCTATTAATGGCGGTTTCTGTATCGTCAGCAACTTTGTATTCTAAGTCACTTTGATACCCCAAGGCTTTGGATATTATCGTAGTGCCTGCAACTAATCCGCTGTAGATTCGCTGTAGTTCGCTGACAGACTTGCTCCAGAACTGCTCTTCCATTAGTTCGCGGAGTTTGCTCGTCTCGATGCCTTGGTCTACTTGCCCTTCGTTGAACGCGTCAACGATTTCTTCTTCTGACACTTCGGCTTGTTCTGTTAATGCGTCAATGCTACGCCCCAGTTGTAGTTGTGAGGTTTTGAATTCGTCATACGTGCCAGTATATTTCTTAGCGTCTTTCTTAACCTCTTCAAGAATATTCTCCGCCCGACGCATTGCTTGTTCAGACGCCGTTTCCGTAGAATCTCCAGCAGACAGATACGGGTTACTGACACTGCCACTCGCTGTATTCCCATAACTCGCCGTGATTCCCGTGCCTCCGCCCAGAACATTTCTCCATGAGTAGATAGAACTGCCGAATCCTGTGCCGACCGCAGTGAGGTCACTGTTGCCTTTCACCACTTGCAAGAGGTTATTCAACGCTGTTGCATATGAACTATTATATGCCTGGTCAATGATATTCGCGTTCGCTGGTCCAGTGATACGGCGTCCGCTAATAAGCCCATTTGAAATCATAGAGGCGTAGTCTTGTGATATTCCAAGGTCTGTGGCTGTGCCTGCTGACATGAGGTTAGAATACAGTAACGAAGACGGAGCGCCAACAGCCCCTGCTAAAAGAGTCGCGGCACGATTGGTGTCAACTGTGGCGACGTCGGAGGCTTTCTTAATGAAAGACGCTATCGCCGTCCACGGCATCAGGAATTTAAGGACTGACGTCACACCATTCTTTAAACTCAGCAAGATGTTGTTCGTTTCGCCTTTTATTTCCACCGCCCACGTAGATGCTTTCAAATCTCGGTCTCGCTGTTCGGCGAGTTGATTCTGATACATCATCATCGCAACATCGTTGTCGATTAGCCACCCCAATCCTTCGTCGGCTATCTGCTTGTTAATCTCTGCCATTTTCGCCTGCGCCGCATTAGTCGTTGTCTCGCCAGACTTCAATAGTTTTATAGACTCTTCCAAAGCACCTGTGCTGTCAACATCTTGTCGCACAGCGTTAGCCAACATCGTGAAGTCAAGCCCTGCAAGAGTTTCCGCCGTGACATTAAAGACGGACGACAATTGTTCCGCTGAGGTCATATACGCGTCAGGTGCAATTCGCTGTTTCTCCGCCAGATTGTCAAACACCTTGCCGAGAACTTCCGAGGGATTCCGTGCGAACGCAGAAAGAAACTGAGTAGACTCCGCATACCCTGAGGCTTGTCGGAACGCCGTTATCGCCGATTCATTAGAACCTGAGGTAGCGCTGATTATTGCGTTAATTAATCCTGCCGAAAAATCTGAGTCGATAGCACCTGCAACAGCGGAAACTTTTGTTAATGCTTCAAGAATTTCTGAGTTATCGCTTACCCGTGCGTTACGTGCTATTTGGTTTGCACTGTCAAGCAAACTCTTCATGTCTTTAACGCCTGTGCCGATACCTTGCGTCAACTCACGCCCTGCGGATAACAGCAATCCAGCGGTTTCGTTGAGTGCCTCGGACGCCGTAGCAATTGCCTCTGTTTGTGATTTGCCCGATGCCAACTGCTGTGCTACGATAGAACCGTAGACTTCCGCGTATTGATAGAAATCCTCGCCAGTGGTCGCCTGTAGCAGTGATGCTAAGTAATTGAATTCCTCTGCAACAGCACCTGTCAATCCTGCATTTATTACAGTAGACAACTTACTTGTCATATCGCTGACGTCGAGTATACGAGTTAATCCGTCTTTTTCTAATCTTGCCGACATCGCCGACATCATGTCAAGCATCGCGGATTTAGTATAACCTTGTGCCTGACCAACAGCACGGAGGTTAGCATCCCACGCTGACTTTACTGCCTCTGCCGCTTCTTGCATAATTTCAAACGGCTTGCGGATTATCGCCTCGATGTCTGCGTTTAGTCGGGTGTCCGCCAATTGTTTGAAATAGTTACGCTGTTCTTTCTCTGCACCCTTTCCGAAACCGCTCATGATATTGGAGACAGACTGTTTAATTTCGTTGTAACTTTCTTTCAGGTCGCTGACCAAATCGCCTACTCTATCCCCGACAAGTTTGCCGATAGCCGAGCCGATAGGTCCTCCGAGTGCAAGCACCGCTTTTGAAATGGCTTTCGAGATGTTAAGAGCAAAGTCTACTGCGGATTTGCCAGCATTCGGAATACGCTGTGTAGTGTCTGCAAGAGNNCCGCCGAGACCGCCACCGCCTCCGCCACCGCTACCACCACCGCTACTAGGACGGTTAGCACCCATTGAAACGCCTTGTCCGAGTGCACCACCAACTATATAGACAGGAGTAACGCCCCGTTGTATGAGTTGTGCGAATTGTCCGCTGTTGACTGTTCTACCGCCACCGCCACCGCCACCACTGCCGACGCCACCGCCGTCACCGCCAGCATTATCTTTACCACCGCTGAGTGCGTTG